CTTGACATTGACTGGTAACTGTACCTACACCTTCCCAACAGTAGCTTCAGGTAAATCATTTACTTTGCTTCAATTCCAAGACGGTACAGGAAGCCGTACAGTTACATGGCCTGCCACTGTTAAATGGCCTTCAGGCACAGCCCCAACTTTGACAAGCACAGCCTCTAAAATGGATAAGTTTGTTTTTACAGCAAACGGTAGCTATTGGTATGGTTCTGTGGCTGGTCAAAACTTTTAAGGTGACTAATGTTTAGCTCAAACACTTCGCAGGTCGCAGCGACCGCCACCGCAGCAGAAGCCGTCGACTTTGATGGCACGAATGACTATCTGACGCGTGCGTCTGATTTGACGGGGAACACAAACAATAAGGCATTCACGTTTAGCGCGTGGGTGTGGTCGTCAAGCGCGAGCACAAGTGAAACCTTAATTTACTCAGCTTATGACCCTTCCTCCTTATTTTCCAGATTCCAAGTAGGGCTTAATGGAAATCAGGTTCGTGTGTTGGGGTATGACACATCAAACAACCTCATACTTCAAGCATCCGGAACATTGCTGGGAATTTCAAAAGCAAATACTTTCTACCATGTGCTTTTCTCAATGGACCTAGCCAATCCAGCTAATCGATCTATCTATGTAAACGATGTATCCGTGCTTGATAGTGTTGCGGCGTATGAAAATTTCAATATTGGTTTTGCTACCTCTACGCATTACGTAGGGGCGCGTGCTGGAACGCCAACATTAGGGGCTAGGTTTTCCAACGTCTACTTTGACAAAACCTACCGCGACCTGAGCGTCACAGCCAACCGCCGCCTTTTCGTCACTGCTGATCTGAAGCCTGCTGCTGGTCAAGCTGCGCTGAACCCGATCCTGTACCTGCCAATGAGCGATCCAACAACTGTTGGGACTAACGCAGGTACTGGCGGCAACTTCACGCTGACTGGCACTATTGCACGTTCTGGTCGTGGGCCGAATCAGTACAACGCGCCGTACAGTGATTTGGATGGGACTGCGGATTATTTGTCATGCACGACTGCGCTGACGGGTATTGCCGATGGAAAGACGTTTACGTTGAGTTTCTGCTTCAACAAAGACAGCGCGTCGACCAAATACCCATTCACCATTTACAGCAGTACCACAAAGCGTTTTAGAGCGATTGTTGATAGTGGCGGATACATAACGATTGAGGCTTCCAGTTCTGCTGGTACGGGTGTCCTATTCGTCTCATCGTCTGCTGGTTCTATTGCACTCAACAGGAATTACGTCATTACCGTATCTGTTGATTTAACCGACACGGCAAAGCGGCATCTTTACATCAATGGATCAGCCGCAACAGCAACTTGGTCTACTTACTCAAACACAGACATTGACTTCAGCCCAGCGACACCTCGTTATTACGCTGGCTACGATGCAAACCCTGCAAACTTTTTTGACGGGCGCCTTGGCGCTATTTGGTTCAACACTAGCTACATCGACCTGTCAGTAGCATCAAACCTTGCCAAGTTCGTCGCAGGCACAGGCATTGATGCAAAGCCCGTTGACTTAGGCGCTACTGGTGAACTCCCCACAGGTACGTCCCCGCTGATCTACTTGCCCATGTATGGCAACAACGCTGGCAAGAACTACGGCACTGGAGGTGCCTTCACGGTCAACTCTGGCCCGTACACAGGTGCGCGTGGGCCTAATGAGTTTTGGAGTGGCTCGGGGTTGTTTAACAATCCAACGCAAGCAGAAGGTATCTCACTTGAGCTAAACAATTCCCCAGACGTTACGGGCATTACAAAAACAACCTTTGCGGTGTGCTTCAAGCGGCGCGATGTTGATGTGGCAGACAACTCTGTCATATTTAACACCACATCATCAACAAACAATAACTTTCACTTTTCGGTTTACTTTACAGACACCGAGGTACTTAAAGTTGGTTGGAACGGCCACACCATAGCAACGTCATCGACGATCACAGACACTAACTGGCATACGCTGCTGGTTTCTGTAGATTCAACAGCAACAGTTGCCCGTGTCTATCTTGACGGCGTGTCTCTAACTTCAACAATCACACTCAATCGCACTTACACGCAGGCCTTTACGTATGTAGGACGAATGTCAGGCGCGACAGTAGACCAGTGTTTTGATGGCAACATCGGGTTTGTCTATCAAGCGCACGACTACATTGACATTTCTCAAGAAGCCAACCGCCTGAAGTTTTTTGATGCGTTTGGCTACCCAGTTGACTTATCCGCACAAGTAACTGCTGGCGCGATTCCAGCGCCATACATTTACCTACTGTTTCCAGAAAGCAATCTTGGAACAAACAACGGCACTGCTGGCAATTTCACAAACAACAGCGTAACGGCAAGTGCGCTAGTCAAAGCATAAGGAGTATTAAATGTACGCACTCATTGAAAACGGCGAGATCGCTCGCTACAACATCCAGCTTCCAACAGTAGTTGGCAACACCAGCATCCCCGCGGGCGCGACCGGTCTGGAGGCGTTTGGCCTTTACCCCATCGTTGGGGATGAGCCGACGCATACAGAGCGCGAACGCATCGCTGGGCCTCAGTATGTCTTTGATGGAACTCAAGTCAATCGTGTGTTTACAGTTGAGGCTATTCCTGATGAGGAAAAAGCTGGTCAAGTTCGTGCAGAACGAAATGACAAGCTGAATGCTACTGACTGGAGATTCCGCAGTGATATGACACCTTCACAAGAGTGGAAAGACTACTGCCAAGCATTGAGGGATGTTCCTAATCAAGCTGGTTTCCCTTGGACCATCACTTGGCCTGATGCACCATGACAGAAGAAGTAACACATTCCCAAATCTACGAACGCTTGTGTGCTGTTGAGTCTAAAGTAGATCAACTAGATAAAAACACACAAGCTGTTGTCACTGCTTTCAATGCAGCCTCTGGTGCTTTTATTGTCCTTGAGTGGATAGCAAGAGCAGTGAAACCCATCTTAGTTATTGGTGCTTTCTGTGGAGCTATTTGGTTAGCCATCGAAAACAAACTACATCACTAGCATGATTCCATTAGATCCTATTGCTGCACTTGATGGCTTGCAAAAAGCCATTGGTATGGTCAAGAAGGCCAGTAAGGTTGCCAATGATTTAGGTGGTCTTGCTCCAATGCTGGGGCAAATGTTCAATGCCAAGAGTGCTGCTACTAAGGCCATGCTTCAAGCTAAGCGTGACAAGAAGGGTAGCAACATGGGCACTGCTCTTCAGATTGAGATGGCCCTTGAACAGGCTAGAGCATTTGAAGAAGAGCTGAAGATGTTGTTCATGCAGACAGGAAAGATTGATGTATGGAACAAGATTAAAGCTAGACAAGCTGAGATGGATAGAGATGATGCTAAAGAGATAGCTGCTCTGAAAGCTGCTGATAAGAAAGCCAAACAAGAAGAACAAGATCAGCTAGAAATGGCAATGCTTATTGGTGGTATTGCCTTTGTGTTACTACTGGTAGGTATTGGCATTAATGAATTGATGGACTTCTGTCAAACCACTAAGAGGTGCGGAAGATGAATGAATATCAGAAACAGTTTGATATGTTTCTGAAGGTGTTTATTTATTTATTAGTAGCTTGGTGGTTTCTAGGTTTCTTAAAGTTTTTACCAGATGATTTATCAAACAAGATTGTGGCACTTCTACTGGGAAAGGTTGGGCTATGAAAATAAATAGTTATCAAAGCAATGCCCTAATGCTTAGAGAATCACAGCGTGTGTTACATCAACAATATTTAGATGCTATGAAGCAGTTAAATCTTCAAGTTGATTATAGAAAAAAACAACAAGAAATTAAAGCTCAGTGGGTAAAGCCTACTTCTGTGGATGTATATGTATAAATATTTATTATTGTTATTACTGCTCACTGGTTGTGAAGACAAGTACAGATACTACTGTCAGAACCCAGACAACTTTCATGCTGAGCAATGTCAGAAACCTAGATGTCAATTCACACAGACATGCCCTGAGTATTTAGTTGCACCAATCTTGGAGAAACAAATTGAGAGAACTGCTAATCAAAATGCTGACGCCCAGTCAGCCCCAGCCACCAAAGCCAAAGCTAACCCCTGAAGAAATTGAAGTAAGGGTGTGGGGTTTTGTGGTGATTGCCATCACAGTGATTCTATTTGGTATTGTGTTTGCCTTGCTCTATTCTGTTACCTTTGTAACACAACCAATCAAGAGTATGGCTCCGATTGACCAAGCCTACACTAAAATGCTTAATGATATAGTATTACTTATTGTAGGTGGCATTGGTGGTATTGTTGGTAAGAGGGCAGTTAATACAGCAACCAATGCTTTTAAACCGCCTCAGCCTCCAATGATGGCTCAGCCTTGTGCTGGTGGATTTGGTGGCAGCATGATGGGTGGTAGCAGCTATGCTCCTCCACAGTCAGCCTATGGCTTACCATCACAGCCTTTTGGTGCTATGCCTGTCTGGAAGAACCCCGAGCTAGACGAAAGCTGGACTCCCGGTCCTCCACCAACAACACCTCCAGAACACATGGAGCCTGATGAGGACAGAGAAGAGATTGCTCTGGCAAGGAAAGAGGCTGAGTGATGTTACCTATTCCTCTTCCTTGGTTAATTATTGGTGCAACTATTGCACTATTTGGTACATACCGTGGTGGCTATCACTTCGGTTGGGAAGACCGTGACCAAGAGATGCAAATAGAAATTGCTAAGAAGAATGAGGAAGCTCGTGAGCTAGAGAAGAACATGGCTCAGAAGCTTGCTGATAAAGAAACAGCGTTGAGAAAGGCTAACAATGAAATATCTAAGAAACAGTCTGCTATGCGTGAGCTTGCTAACACTGGCAGGTTGCGCCTCCCCACCGCCAGTTGTCCACAAGCCAGCCCAAGTGCCGCCCCTGCCACAGGAGATAGCAGAGACGAGCCAAGCGAACTTGAGCGACAGACTATTAACACTCTTATCGACCTCGTCGCAGAAGGAGACAAAGCCATCACCAAACACAAAGCCTGTGTTGCAGCCTACAACGAAATGAGGGAGTTGGTTAATAATGGTAACAAGTGAACAATTAAAACAGCTACACATTGATCCGTCTTTAGCGGATGCTTTCAATGAAACCTTTGAGAGATTTGGATTGGTTACACCTAGACAACAAGCTAGTTGGATTGGTCAATGTGGTCATGAGTGTGGCAACTTCCGCATCATGGAAGAGAACCTGAACTATCGTGCAGCTACCTTGCTGAAGCTATTTCCTCAAACTCCTAAGAGAGCTTGGGGCTTTACACCTGAGAGTGCAGCAGCTTATGAGAAGCAGCCACAGAAGATTGCTAATCGTATCTATGGCAATCGTATGGGTAACAGGGATGAAGCTAGTGGGGATGGCTGGCGCTTCCGGGGATCCGGATTTCTTCAGCTAACTGGACATAGCAACTTCTATCACGCAAGCCAAGCCTTGGGTGTAGATTTTGTTATGCAGCCTGAGCTTGTGCGTACACCTAAGTATGCTGCCATGACTGCTGGCTGGTTTTGGCAGACCCATAAGCTTAACCAATATGCTGACAGTGGTGACATTCTCACCATGACAAAGCGTATCAATGGTGGTACTATTGGTCTTGAAGATCGTAAGAAGCATATAACACA